GGCGACACCCGCCACCGTACAGACGGCTGTAGAGCTCGTCGGGATCTCCCGGGCGAGCCCGTTGATTTTGACGATTGACGAGAGCCCGGAGCCTTGGGCTGTGGCCGGAGACTGATTGTTGTAGACGGCGATTGCCGCGCTGTTGAGGTCGGAGATCGCCTGCGCGATGATCGCGAGAAACTGCCCGTCCTGACTGTCGCCCCCGAGGTAGACATCGGCCCCGAAAATGGCCTGGTACATCCCCTGAAGCGTGGTGAGGATCGTCTGGTAGGACGGGGCGGAGATCCCCGTGGGTCCGATAGTCGGGCCGAGGTAGGTATAGCTCATAGGATCGCGCTCACGCTAGAGGGTCCGTAAAGTGTGTCGATGTCGGCCTCGACATAGAGCCCTCGATCCGAGACGTTCGACGAGTAGGCCGTAATCTCCGTCACTCCGGGCGTTTCGAGAATGCGGGTCTGGATCTCTAGGTCGTACCCGGTCCTGCGCCCGAGGATGTCCTGCATGTAGGGCGTCCCGGAGGTGAGGTCGAGGAACCAGTCTCCCTGCCAGAGGGCTAGGCGGGTCGCGACGACTTGAGCAACGGCGGCGGGCGAGTCGGCAAGGAAGACCCCGAGCTGATAGTCCCCGTTTGGGTCGAGGGCGCGGACGATCACTGCGGAGGCCCGGAGACGCCGGAGCCGGGGGTGACGCCGGTCGTCAGGTGGCTCGTGAGGCTGACCGCTCCCGCCACGACATCCCCTCCCGTCGAGGCGATACTTCCTGTCGCCGTGACCTTTCCGGGGGTCGCGAGGTTTCCGGAGGAGTCGATGGTCAGTCCGTTGATCGTGCATCCGCCCGGGGCCACGATTTTGACGATATGGCCGGAATCCACGGAAACGGTCGCGCTCCCGTCATCGCTCCGAAGCTCCGCGCCCGATGTGTTGATCGCGATCAGGACGCGTGGGAGCGACCGGAAACCGAGGATCACGAACCCGTCAGAGAGATCGTGCATTCGCATTTCGGCCTGGGACTGGACTCCACCGGACCCGAACCAGGCGTCGATGCACCGGGAGGCGAAGACCACCAGGCACTCGTCACCGCTCGCCACCGGAAAGGTCAGCGAGTATCCTCCGCCAGCCGGGAACTGCACCGGGCAGTCGAGGAGGAGGGGAAGGGGCACATCGGAAGCGGTCCCGTCCTGAGCGAAAACGACCGCCTTGATCGCGGGCTGGACGGTGCAGGTCATCGAGGCGGGGTCGAAGCTCTGTATGATGCCCGGGAGGGCTGTCCAGAGGGTCGCCTGCCGGGAGTGGAAGGCTTGGACCGCCTGCTCTTCCGGGTCCGCGAGTAACTCAAGGATCCTCATCAGTATGTCGTCCTTTTTGCTGGAACATAGGTGAGTTGCCCCTGCGAGAATTTCGAGTAGCAGACGAGCTCCGAATACCACTCCTGCCCTCGCGTATCCCCGATGTGCTCGACGAAGAGGACCTTGTACCGCCCGTCCCGACTAAGCGAGGGGATGAGCGCGGCCTTGGCCGTTGATGCAAGCTGAAGAGGAAACTGATACTGCTGAATGGAGGCGTTGTCGAGCTCGATAAGCCCGTTCACCGCGATGAAGGGATTGAGGAGCGTCTTGACCTGAATCCCATCCGGGGTCTGCTCCGGAACTCCGACCATCCCTGTCGCAGAGGTTATGAGGGGGATCTGACCCGCTCGATATCCGTCCTGCGCCACGACTTCGAGCTTTCCGTCATTGAGGGTCCAGTCTGCCCCGATGGTGCCGCATAGCGCCGACATATGGTGCCGGAGGAGCCCGAAGTAGACGCGCCCCCGATGGAGCTGACCGGGAATCGGGGGGACCGCAAAAGTGCCGAGCTGGATACCCGCCGCATTTGCGATTTGTCCGACCCTCCCGACGACCCCGGAGCCCTTGGAGACAGAGAAGTTGATGACGGAGTGGTTGTAAACGTAGTCGGCATCGGCGGCGGAGATGTCGAGGTAAGTATCGGTGGCGTTCTCGCGCCCGATCCGGACCTGCACGATCTGTCCGGAAAAGATCGTCCCGAAGTTCCCGTTGTAGCCTGCCGAGAGGAGGACCGGCGACCCGTAGCTCGTGACTTTTTGCGCCGTCTCTTTTTTCAGGTTATAAATCCGGAGCTGGAGCCTCCTCGGAGTTCCGAGGACGGCGGCCTTGATGGAAAACTGAAACTGAAGCTCCGAGAGGTCGATTCCCTGACTTCCTGTCCCGATGACGAGGGTCGCCTTCCGGATCCACTGCTGGGCCACGTTAAGCTCCCGGTGTCCAGTAAAGGTGAGAGGCCGTCCCGAGGTTTTCGTAGGTCGGGGGCACCAGGGGATCGGCCCCGTCCGAGACGACCGTCAAGGTCCCGGCTCCGACCGTCCCCCCGATAGCCAGGTGTGCATATTGCCCGAGGAGATCGCCCCCGGTGACGAGAGGAAGGCCCTGCAGAATGGCGTTCCCCTGCGAGTCCGCGATGTCGAGGAAGTAACCGAGCGGGTCGCGCCACAGGACGGCGAGGGTATAGGCCACTGTGCCCAAGGTAATGATAAAAGTCTGGTTTCCGGACTGAAGGGGGATCTCAAACATATCAGGCCACCGCGACGAGCGATTTTTGCCCGAGGTTTGCGACCGACCCTGTCTTGGCCGGGTTCGCCATGCTGGAGTTCGGCGGTACAGCCACGGCCTGCGTCTGAACGATAGTCAGCTGACGACAGGAAATCGTGAGACGGAGGACGTGCTCGGTGTCGGGGTCGGTGACGCAGGCCACACGCTCGACAAGCATATTTATATAGAGTCTTTTCCCCGTCATGACCACGTTCAACACCCGGTTTTTCTGGAGGGCGAGGACGTTCTGATAGACCTGGTTGAGATAGGGCACCCCTCCCGAGGTCAGGAGATTCGCGGCGGTCGCGATGAGGCCGGTCTTCGGCTTGAAGCCGACCTTTATCTCGACGGTGACGGGGTTGAGGAAGGCGTGGTCGGAGATGACCGCCCCCTGCTCCACCGGATGGTCACTGATGGTGAGCGAGTCCTCGTGGCGCTCCTCAAAAGTCACGTCCGCCTTGATGCTCCCGATAGTCCGGAGGGAGAACGGGGTCGGAAGAAAGCCGGAGGCTCCGGCGACCGCGAGGTTGCCGATGGCCAGCGGAGAGGTCGGAATCCCGGGGAAGGCCATTAGTGAGTCACCATTCCGCTATTATGGGTTGACATCCGGATCTCCTCCTTGACCTTTCGGGCCGTCTCGTGGGGATCTTTCGCCCCGTTGACGTGGACGTTGACATGGACCGTCTGGGCCGTGTGATGAGTGACGACAGGGGAGGCAGGGGCCGGAGGGGGGGCCGTCTTCGCCCGGACGATATCGATTGTCGGGGGGAGGAGGTCAAGCTTCCGGAGAGCCGACCCGAGGATAGGCGTCTTTGCGAAGTCCTTCAGCTCCCCCTGAATCACCTTCGAGAGATCGTCCGAGAGGGCGTGAACGGCGGGAATCTTATCCGTGAGCTTAAGTCCCTCGTACATCCCATAGCCCGCGGCCCCGTAGCCGGTGAGCCTCCCGAGCCAAGGAAGGATCCGGAGGAGGAGGCCGAGCTTTCCCGCCTTCCCTGCCACGCCCTCGGCGGCACCTCCCGCCTTCCCTGCCACGCCCTCGGCCACGGACGCCCCGAACAGGGAGCGGGTGACGGCCTTGAACGCGATAGCCGCGACCGAGACCTCCCCGAGTGCCTTTGCAAGACCCAGCATGTCGGTTGAGAGGCCCTGCGTCTTGGCGTCAGCCGCGACGAAGGCCTTCAGGAAGGGGAGGGAGGCCTTGGATTCGAGCGCCTCCTTCTTCATCGTGACGACCCGACCGGCGATCATGGCCTTGTTCGAGACCTTCGCCGTCTCGTCAAGGTGTGCGCCCGTCAGGGGTTTCTTAAACTTCTCGATGTAGGAGGAGAAATGCTTGTCCCGCATGGCCAGCATCGTCTTGTAGTCGATCCCAACGACTCCGGCAAAAGCGTTCGCCTGCCATACTGGCATGGACCGGAAAGTCTTACCCAGGTTCTCCATGACCTTCACGGTCGAGAGGGCGTGGCCCTTGGCGTCCCTTGTCTGGACGCCGATCCCATGGAGCCAGCTTGTCGCCCCGGGCGTGGTGGCCATGAATTTCGACAGCGATTCGAGGGCTTCCTTCGCCCCGTCAACGGAGGTTCCGAGGGACGCTCCGGCCTGCTCGAGTGCAAAAAGCTCCTTGACCTCGGAGCCGGTCCTTCGGGCGACGAAGCCGACCTGCTCCATCCGGGCGGCGTACTTCCCGAAGAAGACTCCGAGTGCCGTCCCTCCTGTAATCAGGGCCTTTCCGAGGCGCATTACCCTGCTCTCGGAGCTCTTGATTCCGGAAAGAAATCCCTCGCGTCCCGACGACTCGTACTTGAGCTTGACGAGAAACTCCTGCAGGGTGTCAGACATCAGGGAGGCTCCGGTTGTGGGAGAGGCGGTTTAAGTAGTCGTTCATCCGGGCGAAGTCCAACAGAGACAGCGACCCGTCCACCGCCGACTCGTACCGGCACATCCCGGCCTCGATGGGGCGCAGGATGAAATCCTCCTCCGGATTCGTCAGGATCCGGGAGTCGTCTTGACCGGCCCCGAGACCAAGCTGACGAGGCCTTCGTAGAAAGGGAGCAGATACTCCTCGAGCACCTGGGCCGTAATGGTTAACACTTCGACGGGGAGAATGTCTGCGTAGGCAAGCCTTTTCGCGTCCCGGTTGAAGATGCTGGCCCACGCCGCCCCTTCCCGGCGCTGGACGCACCCGAGACAGCTTTGCACGACGAAATCGATGTCCTCACCGGGAGTGGAGGCGAGGATATCGAGGATCGCGTCGAGGGGGAGGCCTTCCCCGTCTGTCTTCTGAATCGCTTTCGTGAGCGCCGTAGAGACCTTGAGCCCGACCTTAATCTGAAGGAAAACGTCGAAGGGACCCGTCCGGTATTCTCTGTCTCCGACCTTAAACTCTCTCATTACTCCCCCTAGACGATGCTGGCCGCGAGAAGCATATCCATATAGACGGCTTCCATCTCCCACTCGTTCATCGGCCCTTCCTCGGCGTATGTCACCGTGGGTTGCTTCTTGAAGGCGGCATACCGGAGGGAGATTTCGTCACCGATGTTGGAGTTGACGGAAATCATGTTGAGACCCCAGAGCGAGGACGTGCTCTCCTGGAGGTCGTACATCGCGGAAAGGAGGGCGTTCGTCGGGCTGTTTTTCAGGAGTCGAATCGTGATCGTCGCGCTCTTGTCGGCCCGGAGCTGGTGGAGACCGGATCCGTCCGCCCCGATTTCGAGCTTCGACTTGTCTTCGCGCGGGGTGATCGTGATCCCTTCCTTGGCCGCGCCCCCGGTGAGGTCGAACGCGCCCCCGGGTCCCACGATGGAGCAGTTGGTATCGAGGAAGGAGTAGGTCATCTGTGCCATGGGGGAGCCTCCTAGTTATTCACGTTAATCAGAACATCGACCGTTTCAATGGCCCCGGCCATTTTCGCGGCGATCTGAATGGGGGGGGACTGACGAGCGGAGCGGGACGCCTGCGATTGAGTCGAGATCGGGGCCACATAGACGTAATAGCCTTTTTTGAGGAAGCCCCCCTGAACGAGAGACCCGAAACCGGCATTCGTCCACGTCCCGGGACCCAGGAGGCCATTCTGGACATACTGCTCGCACGTCTGCTCCGCCCCGGTTTTCAGGATATGAACCCCCGCGTCCGTCTGGGGGATTTTAGTCGGGGAGGTATAGCGGAGATTGTAGAGATTGGTCTGGATGTCGATAGCCAGCGCCATTGTTCCGTAGACGGTATCGATATACTGCCCGGAGGCGGCCACGCCACGCTCGATGATCTGGGTATTGTTATCGTAGGCGACAAAAACGTTACAGTTGAAGCCCTCGAGAGCTCCGATCTGCGTGTCGTTCAGGTTTTCCGGCGCGATCCCCGGCTCCTGTTTGTACATCAGGTCGATGACGGTGTTGTTGCCCTGGAAGTTCGTCGTCATGAGTCGGGCCATCAGGGAGCAGACAGCGTAGAGGGAAGAGGAGGAGTATTGAACCCAAGTCTTGTTGTAGCCGAGTTGCTGAAGCTGGTAGGCGATATTAGTGGTGTCTGTCGGAGTCAGAACGGTTGCCTCTTGGGTGCTGACTCCGTAGGCGTGCTGATTCGCGGCCCCCTCGATGTAGGCGGCGATTGCCAGGTGGTCGGAGTCGGCGGCACCGCACACGAAGTTCCCAAACCACGTCTGCCCGAAGGTCGAGTCGAAGAGGGTGACGGCGGAGACAGCGGATTCGGCCAGGATCCCGGCGACCGCGTAGGCTCCGGAGGAGGTCGAGAGGCCGCACAGCATCCCGGAGATGTCGGTCCCGGTGCCCTCGGGCGTCAGGAAGGAGACCGAGGAGGTCGTCCCGGTCGTGGAACTCTTGAAGACGAAGCGGTTATAGCTCGCGTCCCAGAAGCACGTCACCCCCACAGGCAGGGCGGCTTGGATCGTGGCCGCGACCCCGTTCATGCTGGTGACGGAAGAGAAGTTAAGGGCTGTGATCGCGTGTATGGTCCCGTCGATGGTCACGCTGAAGGACCCGGCCAGTATCGCCGTCCACAGACTGATCACCTGATCGGCGGCAGAAAGAAGGCCACCCACCAGACGCCCGCGAGTCGCCGTCTGTGCCCACCGTCCGATCATAACGGCGGTCGGTTGAGGAGACTGGCCGAACCAGGCGGAGGCGGCCTGATACTCGGGGGCCACGGTTCCGAAGTCGTCGCCTACCCCTGCGAGAGAGCTGTAGGTCCTCATCCGCTGGGACGTGTCGATGACGTCCGTCGAGCCCAGGATCAGGAGGTTCGAGAGGTTCTGTGCCTGCGCCGCCGAGGGCTGAAGATTGATCGTGGTACTGATGAGCCGGGAGATCGAGAGCTGGGAGGTTCCCATGCGAGAGGTCCTTTCCTATGCGTTTTCGTTGACGGTAAAGCCCGTATCCGCCTGAAGGTTGATCGGGACGGAGAGGATGGTCAGGACAGGGTAGGTGCGCCATATTAAACGCCTGAATGTCACGGTGACATCGATCCGTTTCTGCCATCGCTCATTGATTTTCATGGACAAGTTCCGAGCCCCTCCGACGCGGACCAGGTTGATCCCCAGGGCATTGATGACGTCCCGGTTCTGGCCCACGGAAATGTTGTCTCGGAAAAGAGCCTCGGTCGTTGAAGCATTCGGCCCGTAGAAAGAAATGAGGTTGTCGATCTCCTGGTTCCGGCAGATCGTAAAAATGCCGGTCGAGGGATCGTTTCCTTGCCAGACGACGACATCATCTCGTCGCTCGGTGATACCTTGGGCGATCCACGATGTCCCGTTTGACGGCATGTTCGGGGGGATCTCTTGCCAGCGCGGGAATACCAGGGTCGGATCGAGGGCGGTCAGGTTCATGATCAGGTCGTGAAAAACCCGGTCGAGGGCCTGGTCGTCGAGCGCATTCCCGGTGGAGGGCTGTATGTAGCCCCCCGTCGTGGAATCGTTCGCCATGGACTATCTCCTAGACGTTGGGCTGATCTTCGTAATCGACCAGCTTGCAGATCGCGTCCGAGAACCCGAACGACTGGTAGTCGTTGACGATCGCCACGATGTAGGTCTGTCCTTTCCAGACGATCAGATCGGGCTGCTGGCCGACGACGGCTCCGTTGAGGGGCGACGCCGTGATAACCCGAATCGCGTCCGCATAGGTCTGGGCATCCTCGAAACGGGTCAGCCCGGGCTTGCCGGGGGACGTAACCACGGCCTGAATCGTCGTCGACGTGGGAGTGATCGTCGTCTCTCCGTAGCTGTTGGTCGTCTGGACCCGCTGGGTTCGGGTGACGGACTCGAAGAGATCGGGGTCCCCCATCAATTCCGAGAAGGTGATCATTTTTCCTTCTCAACCACAAAGGTGATCGACTGCCGAAGGCTGCCCGTTTCGATGAGCGGCTTTTCTCCCTGGAATCCCCGGCTCTTCCGGGCGGCGAGGGTCGATTCGGCAAGGGGGGCGAAATGGGCGTCCGTCATATACCTCTGGACCCCCTGCTGAGCTGTCAGGCCCACGATCTCGAAGAGCTGTTCGGGCGAAAAGGAGGGATCGGTCAGGATCCGCTTTGCCCCCCGAGAGAGCTTCTTTTCAATGTCGGGCATCACCGAATTAATCCCGGGAACCAGGAAGGGCCTCGGAGGGATATTAGCCTCGGGAGCGCCGAACTCCATGATGAGGCCGATCTCGCTGTTCTCGATCTTCGAGCCGTCGTCCCGGTTGTTTTTTGGACTGTCGGCCGGGATACCGACGAGGACGGCGGTTTTCGCCATGGCGTCCATCCCGGTCAGCATGGAGGCCACGTTATCTTTTACCTTCTTGGCGCTCATCAGAAGATGATCGAATCCGGGAATGAGAATCCCTGGGCGATGACCTGCATCCCGCCCGCCCCCATTTTTCGGGACAGTTGGATGTAGAGCTGGCCGTAATTCGTCGCGTTGAATTGGCCGCCCTTTTCAATGACGACGGAGGCGGTGTCTTTGGTGATCGAAACGCCCCCCGCCGACTTTGAAGAGATCGGTCCATCCACGCGGCCTTGCGTTGTCGCGTTATTGTTTTTCTGGTCGATCATCAGATAGTGCGCCGTCAGGAGGGCCTGGCCCTGATTCGCCAAAGCCCCCCATCGAGACGCATTTATCTGGTTCGCGGTGACGGAGAGCCAGAAGGCAATCCGGGCCGCGTCGAATGACGTAAACTCCGGGAAGATCGCCAGAAAATCCGCGACGGTCATGGCTACTTTTTGCCTTCGCTCTTATCTTTCCCCTGATCCTTGCTCGGAACTTCCCCTTCGCTCTCGGACTTAATCGGCTCCGAGCGGATGACGGTTCCCGGGAGAAGGGGAGAGTCGACCTTCGGGAGAACCCGCGCCTTCTGAGGGGCGGCGATATGGTGCTGGGTGTACCAGTGATTCGCGTCTTCCTCGGGCATCGAATGGGTGCCGACCGGGTACTCGACGCGCACCTTGTCCTGCCGTGTCAAGACGAAGGGCTTGACCACCTGGACGACGATATTTGCCATGCAAAACTCCTCTTCAGAGAAGCGGGATCCCAAAAGACCCCGCTCAGGTTTGGTTTTAGATCCCGTCGGCGTATCCGATGGTGGTTGAGTAGACAATCTCGACCTGTCCCATCCGTCCGAAGTAGGTGGACTTCATATAGATGGAGTCGTACTGGATCGGAGTGTTCATTAAGGGCACGATCGGGAAGCGCACCTTGTCCATCTCCTGCGTGTACGCCACCATCCGGGCGGTCGATCCTGTCCCCATGTTGTAGAGCCACTTGACCGGAACGATCTCGAGGGGAGCGCCGTTCACGACGAGAGAGAGGCAGTTACGCTTGATGTAGCTGAGGATGGACTCGGAAACGACTGCCGTTCCCACGGTGAGGGGCTGAAGGAGAAGCTGGAACTGAGAGGGAGGAACCAGCAGTTTCCGGGGGGCGAAGGAATAGGCAGAACTCGCCCACACGCTTTCCTCGAGCGTCCGGATGTCGGCCAGGATCTGCTCGGCGGATTTGGTGGACCAGGCCGTTCCTGAGCCGCCGTTAACCACGTTTGTCGCGGTCACGGAAGGGTCGTTGCAGAGACCGGTCACGTTAAGATCGGTGTCGCCCTGGTAGACCTGCTGGTCCGCGTCCATGTTCCATTTGAGATTGATGGCCGCGAGCTTCTGAGAGTCGATGGGACGGCCGGTCTGCATCGCGGACTTAAGCTCGGGGATGGTGTAGGACAGCTCCATACCCCACAAGTTGAGATTGTGAGCAGTCTTTCCGATATCGAGGTTGACGCGCCCGATCGCGTTTCCCACCTTGGAGATCCAGTTCTTGCCCGTCGGATTCATGCCGCCGACGGCCGCGAAGGTGGAGTTGGTGAAGGAGCTGACCTCATCGGCGATCGTCACGTCTTCCCGGAGATCGATATCGCGGGTCCATGTAACGGAGGCCAGAGGCATGTGGAGCTGCTGGTCGAGACGTTCGAGCTCTCCGATGAGGAAAGCGCCGGTCGAATCCAGGGTTGCCTGGTCGTAGGTGAGGGCGTTGTCCCGGGTATAGCCTCTCGATGATTTGGAATCTCGGGCGAATCGGCGGCGAAGAGACCGCGACAGTGGAACGTCTCTGAGAATTGCGCTCATTTCTTTTCCCCTCCTTTTGGGCAATAAAAAGCCGCCCGAAGGCGGCTCTAGGTCATCGTTACTCGTGTGCCGGATTAGCCGATGTTGTAGGCGATCTCCGAGTTTCCGTTGGAGTCTGTGGGACCGGTGAAGAAAGCGTTCGGCAGAACAAAGCAGTTCTGCGTCACGGCGATGGTGAAGGAATCTCCGGCCGCGAAAGCTGTCCCCCCTGCGGTAATCAGGAAGGAGAGTCCGTCATCAGTGGTGTACTGAGTGCCAGTGGCTCCATCAACGCGCTCAATCCCGGAAGGATCGTAGACGCGGAAAACGGTTGCGGCGGTAAAGACGACCGTGAAATTTCCAACGGGAGTCGAGCTCGTCCCGGAAAGCGTTCCTACGGTGCCATTCCCAGTATTTCCGGCCTTCGCGGTGGCAACTGGGGCCGGGGTATCTCCTTCGGCCTCGACATCCCCGACGGAAGTGGCCGGATAGCTCGCGTTGGCGATGGTCCGGATATAGACCTTTCCGCCTTTGGCCGCAGTTCCCCGGTTGACGGCCACGTTCATGTAGCCCATCTTAAGAACGTCGCAGGCCCCGGAGGTCGGCGGGGTCGCGGTTGCGATGCCATCCGTCCCGGAATTTGTGGGGAAGGCCCGGGCGAGGAAGCCCTGGACGCTATTGGCGGTATCGCCCCCCTGGATCGGCCGCATGTTCAGATCGGCGTCGAGAGCCAGCGGAACCCCATACTCGGTGGGAGGGGTAACGGAAGAGATGATTCCCGGCTCAATAGTGAAAGCCGAATTTCGGGAAGAGGCCCCGGGGATCCCGGAAGCCATCCGGTAAAGAAATGCCTGATAACCGCTCATTGCTTATACTCCTTTGAGTAAAGGTGGTTGACTACTTCGCTTTTCGCTGGTCCCAGAAGGTCTTGTTGGCAGCGTTCATTTCGGAGATCGAGCGGGGCTTACCCCAATCTTTCGTGGTTCGCGCAGCGCCAGACCCGGCTCCCTGGTTGTTTTTGGCACCCATGAGAGCCGAGGCTCCCATGAAAACGGCGTCGAGAGCAGAGGGGGAGAGCTTGTCGATGCAGCGCCCACCGAGGATGGCATCGACGGCCTTACGGCCCGCGTCGCTGGCATAGGCAGCCTTCAATGCCTGACGCTTACAGTCGCAGACGCCTTTCTTGAATTCCTTCGACTTGGCATCTCCGGTCGGAAATGCGAGCTTGATCCCGGGCGAGAGGATCTCTGCCCGGCTCAAAAGGGTGGGCATCGCGTCTCCGCAGAACTCCTCTTCACCTTCGCCGTCGGGATCCGCATCCTTGGGCGCGGAATCGTCGCCCTTTTCCTCGGCCACCTTCCCGGCGATCTTCGTGGCGTACTCCTTCGAGTAGCCTTTCTCGACGAGATGGTTCACCAGCTCCTCGAAGGAGTCCTTCTCGGATCCATCTTTCCCGCCCTTGTCGCGGGACGCCTTGTCCTTCAGGAGATCCCGAATGGCATCCGACATCTCTTTGGTCGTCATCTCGGGTTCTTCGTCTTCCCCCTCCGCCCCATGGAGATGGACGTGGAGCTCGCGGCCTTCCCCTTCCTCGCCTTCAAGGTCGGTGAGGGCCTTTTTCAGCTCTTCCTCGTCGCGTGTCGAGAAAGCCGCCCGGATCCGGTCCATAATTCCCTTCTTTTTCTTCATGGTCTTTTTCTCCTCTGGTTTTGAGTCTGAAATTGCGCAGGTGGGGCCGCAACGCCCTTTCGGCACGAGCGCCACGTGGTTGCCGACGATATCCCGCTGGATCGCATGACCGGGGCTGACCTGTTCGTAATCGGCGTCGTATCCGCACGACACCTCCCGGAGTCCCTGCTGGATATCCCTGATCGATCCGGCGTCCGCGACGAGTAGATCGGCGACCATGAGATTGTCCTGACGGCGCACATTACTGACCGTCCCGACGACGTACTGCTTCCAGGTCTCCGGAGTCAGGAGGTCGGGCGGATGATTGTTTGTGACGGGTTTTCCCTCGAAGGAGGCCATCGTTTCGGGCCGGAAGACTTCTTCAGGAGGCCGCTGCACATGGATGATCTTGTCGGGACCCGCTTCGGCCGGGATCTCGTTCTCCCCGTAGATCTGCTCTCCCGTTCGAGCGATCGGGACATCGCGGCAGAGCAAAAAGCCCTCGGGGGTGAGGGAGGTATTTGGGCCGATCTCCTCGGTCGTCAGGATCGGTGCGTCCACGGTTATTTTTCTGGACATCAAATCTCCGGAATGATTATTTCCATAATGCACCGGCAGTTATATATCTGGCCCGGATTCGTCGTCGTCCCGTCGGAGAGCGTGGGAGGGTTCCGGATCTCGAACGTCTTCCCCTCCATCTCCCGGTGCGAAGGGCGAACCGCCTTGTCCTTCGCCGTCCGCCAGATATAATGGGTCGCCCCCACCCCAAGCCCTCTCGTTTGCGTCAGGAGTGAAGCAGTCCGGGCGCATTCCGTCCGGGCGATCAGGGTGGCCCGAGACTTGGCGACCTGACCGGAGTCTTCCAGATCTTTCGCAATCTCATCCGGACGTTTTCCGGCCGTCATGGCCTCGAGTGAGAGCTTGTGGACTCGCTGCCCCTCCTCGATCGGGAGCGATGTGATGTAGTGGACCTGACGGGAAAGGAAGTCCTGGAGGACCTCGCCAGCAGGCTGCCGCCTCACCAGCTCCCGGAGGCCTGCGCCGATCTTCTGGGAGTGCCGGTCCCACATGGCGAAGTCCTGGCGGTCGAGCTGCCCTGAAACTTTCCGGGCGACTTTGACGGCCCACGGCATCAGGATCCCGGCATAACGAGCCAGGGAATCCTGCATCTCCCGGATGCCGGAAATTGTGAGGGGATCATGGCCCTCGATAATCCGGGCCACCTCGCGGGCCACGTCCCGGAGTTGCCGGGCGTACTTCTCCTCGATCCACCGGGATTTGAAAAAGTCGAGAGGCTCATACTTCTGGCGCCTCATCACACCTCCGGAGAGGTGATCGGCGGTTCGGACGTCTTCGTTCCGGGAACTTCCTCGGCCCTGGGGGGCTTCTCGTCGGCGTCATCGATGTCCTCGTCTGTGATGGACGAAAAAACGCCGGTTACGTGCGACGACTGCCGGAGTTCCTTGAGGGCGACCGCTTGGGAGATCAGCCCGGACTCAAAAGCTTTCGTGATCGTGTCGGCCGTCTGGGACGCGATCTGGGATCGTTCGGTTTCCTTGACGATCCAGAGCGGCCGGAACCGGAACTTGAATCCCTTCGGCAGGGGCTCGCCGAAGAGAGAGCGCGAGAGAATATCGAGAATCAGGTTGAGGGGATGCCGGAGCTTGTCTTCCTGCTCGGACGCGATCCCGTCGTAGTATGTCCGAAGGTCGCTTTCGCCTGTGGAGTTCAGCCCGGCCGGAGACTGCCCGAAGAGGCGCACGAGCGGGATCTGCAGCGCCCCGGAGAGCTGCTGGCTGAACTGTAGGAGAACGGCATCGAGACCCGAGAACGCGTACTGCTGCGTGTCGAACTGGTCGGTCGCGTCGAGGACCGTGAGACCCTCGCTCGACTGGGTAAGACGGATATTGTTGAGCATCGCGGTGAGCCCTGCCAGCGCGGGACCACCCTCAGATATAATCTGCCGGAGACCCTCGACCTTCAGGACCCGGAGATGTGCTTTGAAAACGAGCTGCGCCACTCCGGTGGTGGTCGAGCTGTGGGCGACGAGGATATCGTAGATCCGCTCGAGGATCGACTCGCCCCAGCCGTTCTCGGTTAATTTTTGCTGGAATGGCAGATCGATCCCCGTAAATCGAATCACCCGGGAATGATGGATCCTCGGTAGCCAGGGAAGGCCCGGCTGGCTCTGGACGACATCGTAGTACTTCGGACTCCCCCATTCGGGGCCGAAGTCCGTCACGACATCCATCATCGACGGCGAGACCTGCCAGCGATTGAGCGGCATGATTCCACGGAACTGCCGCTTGCCGATCGAGTCGATCTTAAGAGGGGTGGCCGGATCCTGTCCGTCAATCACGACATATCCGAGGGCTCCCCCGTAGAGCCGCCCCCATTTCAGGCATTCCCGGAGCTGGTGCCAGATCCTGAGGTCGAGCATGGCCGCTTCGAGCTCGTCCTTTTTGTCCGGATCCAGAGTTGTCTCGAACTCGATTCCGGCGCGTGTCATATCCTTCGCCGGTGCGTCGACCGCCATCCCCGAGAGCCATGAGCCCCGGTACATCCATTCGAGCTGCAGCGGAAAACGGGTGATCGGGTTGAAACCGTAGAAAGACTGAGAGAGGAGGTTCTGCGATCCAATTCCAAGACCGGCCTGGAGATTCTGAAAAGAATCGAGAGTGGGGACTTTCATGGAGACCTTGGGCGCGGCGTCGGTCGCTTTTACCTTCGCCTTGGTCGCCATCGATCTCCCGGAAAAAAAAGGCCCGAATCCTGGGAGGATCCGAGCCTTAGAATTTTGTGATATCGAAAAATATCAGGGAATTGGTTGCCACCCGTATTTAATGCACTGACGAACGAAATGAGCCTTCACCTGGCCTGGCGTCATTCGGCTTGTCTGAGGGCCGAAGTAAATGTTTTCAACAAGTCCATCGTTGAACTTGCGGCGCGGTTCGGATAGACCTTGATTTCGGACGGCCGCAAGAATGTCGCTGACATTCACGCCCTTCGCCTTGTTCTCCGCAACGCTCTCGGTAAAAGCTCCCACGCGATCGCAGAATGAGGGAGTGGCCGAAATAGCGGGGGACGAAGCGAGAATCAAAAACAGGAAGGAGAGAGAGATTTTCTTCATAATATCCTTCTACGGGCGCAGTTCACCCCGAGCGAGAAAAGTATTCCAGAGTTTTTTCAGGATGTCAAGGGGGGGGATCGATCCATTCCCGCTCAAGGAATTCCTCCCGCAGGGATTTCATGGCCAGCTCGTGCCACCCGTCAAGAGCGATTTCAGGTTTATCGGGATGAGACGAGAGCCTTTTTGAGAGTTGATAACTCTCGATGGCCGTCAACGCCCTGCCAGGAGACACCCTGCACCAGTCCGAAAGCTGGCAAGTAAGCTGGTAAACCGATTCGGGATCGTCGCCGTAGAGTCCATCGAGAGTGTCGATCAGATGGTCCGCTTTAAGTGTGTGCTTGATCGCGGCCAGGAGGAGAACGGCTATGTCGAGGACATTTTCCCCCCCTCCGAATCCATCCCCGAAAATGACGAGCATCGATTTCCCGTACAGGCCTCGGGATCTCATTTCGTACGCCCACTCGACGACCCCTCGTGTGTCCTTCCCCCACCATGGGAGGTCTCGGACGACGGAGATATCCTTGCACCTCGGATCATCCCCCCGCATTGCGATGTTTCCAGTGCTTAACATAGGTTCAGCCACCGACGCTCCCTTCGATGCGTATTATTTCCCCAGCTCTTCCCAAACACTGAGATCCGACTTGAATTCCGCCAGGTCGTTGTACCCGGACGCCAGGGCGTCGATCTGGTCATCCTTTCCGTGAGGGAAAGTCCGGAGCTCCTCAATGAGCGAATAATTCCATGCAGCACGGAGCATCATCACGTTCCCGGCGTTGAGCTGGGAGGCAAAGGGCGAGGCTCGCGTCGCCTTGTCTCCGCTCATCGTGGCTGTTCTGACCACGTACCGCTTGAGCTTAGCCACCAGCTGGCTCGCCTGGGCTTTCCCGGCCTGCCCCGGGTCCTGCGGGATAAAGATCGGGACCCGTCGCCCGTCCAGGTCGGCCGCGGCGAGAATCTGTGTCTCCACGCCATACGGCTCCCATTGCCCACGAACGACATGAGCGATAATCGTCCGGCCATCCCGGGTCTCCCCGATCAGGCCGCCGACCGTCCAATCTCCTCCTCCCTCCGTCCCTCCGAGATCCCAGGCGCGCACAAACCGGGCCTTCGGGGGGATC